TTTGCAAGGTATTTCCCAGTAACAATGAGAACAGCCCCATCTGCAATTGAGCAATCAGGAACTGCGGCAGATTATAGAATTAGATACCCAGATACAAATACAAACTGTAACGGAGTTCCTACTTTTAGCACAGCAAGTGATAACGAGGCTACTTTTACAGCAACCGTTGCGTCAGGAACTACAAACGGAACAGGGGCATTTTTAAGATCAGTTAACTCTAGCGCCTACCTTGCATGGAGTGCCGAACTATGATGTTCAAAATACTGACAACCAATCAAGACGGACAGACTATCTACGCTCGTATCGATGATGACGGTCTATGCCGTCTGACTTGCACCGAAGACTACCCAGAATTCAAGGCTTGGATTGAGATGGGCAACGAACCATTGCCAGCGGAGGAAGTAAATGGAAATTAAGTTTGGTGAGTGGCTACCAGATCAGCCCGGAGTAACAGGTGCGGTAACAGACGCTAAGAACTGTTATCCAGTTGCTAACGGCTATGCGCCATTTAGGAGTGAGGCTGATTATTCGGATGATGCTGCTCAGGCTCTATTGATTACGTTTGCGGGTAAGTTTGGTGGTGCTACGACGTTATTTGCTGCTGGTGCGACACAGATTTACAAGTTTGACTCAAATGACGCGAGTTTAGATGCAGCTACGACAACGGGGTATTCGGCTGTAGAGTCATGGGATGTAACTCAGTTTGGGGCTAAGATCATTCTGGCTAACGGATCGGATAGATTGCAGTCTTGGACATTGAATTCTTCGACTAATTTTGCTGATTTAGCTGCTGCTGCACCTAGAGCTAAGTTTGTTACCGTAGTGAAAGACTTCGTTGTAGCGGCTAATGACCCCGGTGGTGGTGAAAACACGGTCTACTGGTCAGATATTAACGACGAAACTGACTGGACACCTGCTGCTGCGAGTCAATCAGACACTCAGGTTATCCCTGATGGCGGGGATATAACGGGTTTAGCGGGTGGTGAGTATGGAATTGTGTTCCTAGAGAGGGCAATTTACCGGATGACCTATGCTGGTAGCCCGTTTTTCTTCCAATTTGACGCTATTTCCCGGTCTCTAGGCTGTATTTCTAACGGTTCTATTGCTCAATACGGTGGATTGACCTATTTCCTCGCGGATGACGGGTTTTATGTCTGTGATGGGCAGTCTGTTAAGCAGATCGGTGCTGAAAAAGTAAACAGATGGTTCTTTGATAATGCTGTTCCGGGTGATATTCCTAGTGGAATGAGTGCTACGGTTGACCCAATTAACAAATTAGTAATATGGCGGTTCTCAGGTACGTTTGCTCGTAAATTACTTATCATTTATTCAATAGATTTAGACCGTTGGTCGTATGCTGAGACTACAGCGACATCTATTGCTTATGTGCTAACACCTTCAGCGACGTTAGAGCAGGTAGATAACTATAACGCTTCGATAGATGCCTTAGAGATTCCGTTAGATTCGCGGGTATTTGCTGGTGGACAGTTATTCTTTGCTGGAGTTGCAGGCTCAAAGATCATAGCCTTCACAGGACAGCCTAAAACGGCTCAGATCACGACAGGAGACATTAACGTAGGTCGTTCTACGGTTATCTTGGCTAGACCGACTGTAGACGGTGGTAGTGCCTCTGTAGCGGTTTCTAGCCGTGATCTATTGTCTGAGCAGGTTGAGTTCTATACCGACGTTCCAGCAGACTCAGAGAACCGTGTTTCCTTGCGTTCCAATGGGGAATATCACCGACTAAGGTTGACTCCGACTGGTGCTAACTGGAAAACAGCATTTGGACTGAGTGTTGACGTAGTGAAACAGGGTAATCGATGACTAGGCGTATTCAATTCCAGACGTTACCTGTCTTTGGGGGTGATCCTAGACAGGTGGCTGAGGTTGTTCGTGGTGCTATGAATGGCAAGACGAACAATACTGGAGAGATTACCCTAGCGACTGGTAACGCTACGACAACGACCCTGTATGACGAGCGTATTGGGTATGACAGCCTGATATTCTTCGTGCCATTGTCTACTGCTGCTGAGGAGGATTCGGCTCCTTATGGTGGGTTTCAAGACTCTACGGATCAAACAGCGGCTAATACGACTACGGCTTATGCGGTTACGTTCAATACGACAGACTATGAAAACGGAGTTTATCTTTCTAACAATTCTCGTCTTAATGTCAGGAATTATGGGATTTACAACATTCAGTTTTCTATTCAGCTAAAGAACACGACCAATGATGGTCAGGACATAGACATCTGGTTTAGGAAGAACGGAACGAACGTAGCGAACTCGAATAGCAGATTTCACATTCCAGCTAGGAAAAGTTCTGGCGATCCATCACACCTAATCGCAGCAATGAATTTCTTTCTGGAAATGAACGCAGGGGACTATGTTGAGATTATGTGGAGAACAACGGATATTGGGGTTTCCCTAGAGGCATTTGGAACCAGTACAAGTCCAGATCGACCAGCAGTACCGAGTGCTATCGTGACGTTGAGTTATGTAGCACCAGCAGCAACGACGAACCTATACGTTTCTACGCAGCAACAAGGTCAAGCAACTATTACACATTGGGCAAATGCTACAGCAGACAAAACTTACGGATATATCGTTGTCGGTTGAGTTCCGATACATACCAGTCGATCAGTTGCGTAACTGGTGGGCAACGATTAAACCCGGACTAGAGAAGGTTAAGTCTCGGAGTCCTGAGAACTGGATTGTCGAGGACATTTATGTGGATTGTTTTAACCAGAAAGCGATGTTGTGGGTAGTTCTGAAAGACAATCATTTTGAGGGATTCTTTATCCTTCAGCCGATGGGTGAGGAGCTTCATGTTTGGGCTGCTTGGACGTTAAAAAATGATTATCAGTTGGTCGATTCGGGGCTAAAATACATAAAAGACATGGCTCGTCAAGCAGGGGTGAAATACCTGAGTTTTTCGAGTCACAGGCAAGGATGGCAGCGTAGAGCTAAAGACTACGGTTTCCGTCCTAGACGATGGATTTGCGAGGTGTGATATGGGTGGTGGTGGCGGCGGTCAAACGCAAACATCAAAGACAGAAATAGCCCCGGAGTTTAAGCCGTACATAACGTATAGCTTAGGAGAGGCTCAGAGGCTTTATCAGGGTATGCCAGCGGCTCCTGAGACCTTGGCAGTAGCTCCGTCAGCAGCGACTCAGCAAGCCTTACAGATGGCTCAACAGAGGGCTGTAGCAGGTTCTCCACTACTTAGGGCTGCTCAGGAAGAACAACTCGCTACGATTCAGGGTCGGGGCGTTAATCCGTTCTTAGGTGGGGCTTTGGAACAGGCTAACCGTCTAGCCGGGGAACAATACACAAGGAATATCCAAGCTCTACAGTCTAGGGCTTCGTCTGCTGGTCGTTATGGCTCGGCTGCAATGGGTCAACAGGCTGGTACGGCTCAGGATGTATTTGCTCGTGCTTTAGCGGAACAAGGTGGTCAACTAGCGTATTCGAGTGCTGAAGCTGAGAGGGCTAGACAGATTGCTGCATCTCAGGCTGCTCCACAGATGTCTGCTGCGGATTATGCTGACTTACAGAGATTGTTGCAAGTTGGACAAGCTGGAGAACAGTACCAGCAACAGGCTATTCAGGGTCGATTGGCTGCTCAGGACATTCCGTTACAAAGATTGCAACGTGCAAGCAATATATTCTATGGTGCGCCATTAGAGACTACGACTACATCTACTGCTGCACCGTCAGGAGGTAAATAATGGGTGATCCACTAACTTTGGCGATGATTGGTGCTGGCGTAGGTGCTGTGACCAATCCTAGAAAGCCTCTACAGGGTGCGTTATTAGGTGGTGCGCTAGGTGGATTTGGTGGTGCTGCGATGGGTGCTGGTAACGCTGCTGCTACTGCCGGAATGACTGGTGCGACTATGCCTGCTGCTGGTGCTGCGACTACGATTACTCCGATGACTGCGGGAGCTACATTTAATCCTGCTGCTGGTGGAACGATAGCAAATTTTTCAATGCCTACGATGCCTACTTATGCGGCTACAGGTGGATCAACAGGACTTATCCCATCGATAACTGCAACACCAACAATGATGGATCGTCTAAGGGCTGTAGGTCAGTTTGGTCGAGAAAACCCGATGGTAGGTCAGTTAGGTTCTAGTGCGTTCCAGAGTCTAAATGAGCCTCAGCCTATGGCAGCAGCAGTTCCTCAAGGATTATTGAGAGGTACACCATCTCCAGAGCAGCCTCAGCAGTATGCGATGGCAATGCCACAAGTTAGTCTTATCTAAGGTGACGTATGGCGATTACAGACTATATCCCTAATATCTTTGGATCGACTCCAGAGGCTTATCAAGGGCTACTTACGCCTCAGCAGAGTGCTGCCTTAGAGAAACGTGCAAATATCGGTGGATTACTAGGTTTTGCTGGTGCTTTGGCTCAGGGCATGAGTCCACAAGGCTATCGTCGTTCGGCTTTACAGAACATTCTATCGGCTGCTGGTGCTGGTTATGGTGCTGCTGGTCAGACCTATGAAGCAGGTATTAATCAATTAGCGAACTTGCAAAAGCTGCAACAGTCTCAGGCTCAGATTGAGGCTATTAATCAGTTTGCAAAAGAATTCGCTAATGATCCAGCAATGATGGCTTATTTACGGGCTAGCCCAAATGAGGCTATCAAATATATGGTGGAGACTAGACAGTTCCAGAGGGCTAGAGAAGCTGCTATGCCTACTGCTGCTCCTGTTTCTGTTGCTGCTCCTGCAAAACCTCCTATTGATGTGATGGGTGTTAAACCTGAAGCATTACCGCCTTTTAGTGGTGCGCCAGAAGTTTATAGAGTCCCAATGCCTGATGAGGAACCTCCTAAACCTGCTGCTCCTGTTGCTCGAAATCCTGAAATTGCAAGATTAGAAACAGAAATCCAGCGTGGCTTGGCAGATGCTTCTGCGTATTCAAGTTTGCGTAGACCTCAAGATGCTGAGGCAACTCTGCGTAATGTAGATCGTTTGCGTGAACGTCAACAACAATTAATTGCTTCTGAGATTGATATTGACCAAAGAATTGCTAATGCTCCAGCAAATTACAAAGATCAATATATAACCTTAAAATCGATTAAAGAGACTCTAAAGCCAAAAGACTTTATTGATACTTTGCAGAAGATTGATACTGCTGTTATTGAGTCAGGAAAACAGTTTAAATTTGATGGTGCTGCTGGCAACTTTGCTGTGTATATGTTCAAGACGAATGACATGACAAAGTTGACCCCTGAGCAAAATGCTTTGGTATTGCGTTATCAAAATGCGCCTACTGAAGCAGATCAAGCAAAGATTTATATTGAGGCTCAACGTCTGAAGGAGGAAACTGGTGCTAGGGTTCCTGTTCCTGTGTCTCGTGAATCTTTAATTGGTGGTGCTGTTACAAGCACTACTCCTAGTGTTGTTCCATCATCTGTGGTTACTCCGGTTGCACCAGCGGTTACGGCTCCTACTACGACTAGAGTTCCTGTTCGTGCAGCGACTACAGCAGATGCTAAACAAGTTGTTAAAGAAATAAATAAGCCAGTTGTTGATGTTGGTGCTACCCCGTTAATTAAACAGTCTGATTCACAAGTTCCACCTAAAGCTAAGAAAGAATTGCTACTAAAGCAACCTTCAACGGTGGCTTTGTCTAACTATGCGCTGAAGAATGTTGTTGACGCTAGAGATGCTGCTCAGAAACTTCTTGAAAACCCTACTTATATTGATTCGTTGACTGGTTTAACTGCTCCTGCACTTGTAAGTATTCCGGGTACAGATGCGTTTACAGCTAATCAGTTAATGCAAAACCTACTAGGTCGTGCGTTTGTGAATGAACTTTCACAGATGAGAAATGCCTCGCCTACGGGTGGTGCTGTAGGTAACGTAGCTGTTGCTGAAATGGATAGCTTGTCAAAAATTCAATCTTCATTGGTAGTTGGGATGAAGAAAGATGAGCTTATAAAGCAACTCAAGCAATATATTAATGTTTCTAATCGTGCAATTAAGACGATTCCTAATGAATATGCTCGTACCTATGGCTATAACGGTGAATTTGATGAGTTGTTGCAAGGAACGGTAGTAGAAAAACAAGAAGCTCCAGCACTTCCACAGGGTGTAAAAGTTAAAAAAGTGAGTAACTAATGCCTACTTACAAAGTTACTATTCCCGGCTCTGGAACATACGAGGTCGAATCTGAGCGTCCTATGTCTGATGCTGAGGCTTATCAGGCTGCATTAGCGTCTGCACAGCCTAGAGGCGTAACTGAGCAACTAGGTAGACAGTTTGGCATTGCTGCCAGAGGTGCTGCTCCTGTAGCGGCTGGTACTGCTGGTGGGTTTATGGTTGGTGGTGCGCCGGGAGCATTAGTAGGTGGATTAACTGTGCCACTTGCTGAATTGGGTACTCAAGCAGCTAATGTATTATTGCCAGAGAAATATCAGATTCCATCTCCTACTGGTGCTGTTGAAAGTTTATTAACTCGGCTAGGTTTCCCTGTTCCTGAAACCACAGCAGAACGTTCTTTACAGGCTGGTACTAGTGCATTAACTGGTACTGCTGGTCAATTACAGGCTTTGCCATCAATTGCTAGAACGGCTCAGACTGAGTTAGGTCGTTCATTAGCAACTCAGTTAGGTCAGGCTCCTACTCGGCAATTGGCTGCTGCTGCTCCTAGTGCTGCTGCTGCTCAGACAGTAGGTGAGGTTACAGGTAGTCCGACTGCTGGAATGATTGCAGGTATGGGTACTGGTGCTGCGTTTGGCGTAGGTGCTAAACAGCCATTTGCTCCTACTCGTGAGGAACTTGCTGCCAAATCAACTCAGTTATTTGAAAGAGCTAAAGAATCAGGCGTAATGTTCAATGCCCCTAAGTTTGCGAACAAGATGGATGGGGTAATGAATAGCCTGAGAGATGAAGGATATGAAGCAGGTGGTGCTTATCCTAAGTTGGACATTGCTTTTAAGCGTCTAACTGATCCTACTACGCCTAAAGACTTTACTGGCTTGACCAATCTTCGCAAGGCTATTCGTAGCGCACAGGCAAGTATTGATCCTGAAGAACGCAGAATTGCAACAATCCTCAAAGATAAGTTTGATGATTATGTTGCTAATGCGCCAAGTAGCGATATTTTGGGTACAAATACAAAGACTGGTACTGCCCTATGGAAACAGGCTAGGGATGAATACTCTAAGCTAATGAAGTCTGATGTTTTCGAGGATATGCTTGAAAACGCAAAGTTAGATACTAGCAAGTTTACTCAGTCAGGTTCCGAAAACTCGTTAGCCCAACAATTACGTCAGTTAGCGAAAAACGATAAAAAGATGCGTCTATTTACTAAAGAAGAACAAGCCGCTATCAAATCTGCTGCTAAGGGTTCCACAGTTCAGAATATGCTGAAGTTCTACGGTAGATTTGCGCCTACTAGTTCTGTTGGTGGATTGTTTGCTGGTGGTGCTACTGTTTATGAGCCTACAATCGGCTTGCCATTTACTGCTGGTGCTATTGGTGCGCGTTATGGTGCTACCAAGATGCGTGAGCGTTCAATCGAGAACTTGGCTGATATTATGAGAGCAGGTCGAGGAGCTACGATTCCACCTAATTTAGTTCCTGCTGTAACTGGAGCTAGAGGAGGATTACTTGCTCCTCTTAATGTTACTCAAGAGCAACTTCAACAGATTTACGGTGAATAATCATGCCAAAAGACAAAGTTAGCGAGTGGAGTGCAACAGCGGCTAATAACACCGATGTTGCGGAACCGCTGACTCAAGAATATCTGAAATCAATATTAGATTACGATTTAGATACAGGTGTTTTTACTTGGAAAGTTAAGAAATCACAAAGCACTAAAGCTGGAAATGTTGCTGGATGGATATATAACGGGTATTGGGAAATTGAAATAGACCATAAAAAATATAAAGCTCATAGACTTGCTTGGTTGTATGTTTATGGTGAAATGCCTAAAAATTTAATTGACCATATTAATAACGATAGGTCAAATAACAGAATATCTAATTTAAGAGAAGCAACGTATCAGACAAATAGTGAAAATTACAAAACACCAAAAACAAATAAATCAGGCGTAAAAAATGTTTCTTGGTATAAAAATTTAGATAAATGGGTAGTATCAATGAGCATTAAAAAAACTAAAAAAACCATTGGTTATTTTGATGATCTAGAGCTTGCCGAATTAGTTGCCGTAGAAGCTAGAAATAAATATAGAGGGGAGTTTGCAAATCATGGCTAAGAATAAAGTTAGTGAATGGAGTTCTACTCCTGCAAACAATACAGACATTGCCGGTATTAACATTGCTGAAGGATGTGCGCCTAGTGGTATCAATAATGCTATCCGAGAGCTAATGGCTCAGGTCAAGGATATGCAAGCTGGTACTGATGCTGATAATTTCGTTGTAGGTGGGAATCTATCGGTTACAGGTACGACTGCGCTAACAGGTTCTGCTACTGCTCCTACTCCTAGCACCTCTGACGATAGCACTAAGATTGCTACGACTGCGTTTGTTCGGGACATTATCCCCAGTGGCGTAATCGTCATGTGGTCAGGTTCTATTGCTTCTATTCCTAGTGGATGGTATCTCTGTGATGGAACTAATAGTACGCCTGATCTGAGAAATAAATTTATCATTGCTGCTAATGCTGACGATGCTGGAGTTGCTAAGACTAATATTACAGGTTCAGCTACTCAGACTGGTGGTTCTAAAGATGCGATTGTCGTTAGTCATACCCATACTGTAACTGACTCTGGCCATACCCATACCGCTAGTGTTCCATATAGTTCATCAAATACATTATATTCTGGTGGTGGTGCTGATAGTTTTGGTAGAGGCCCTTCAACACTTACTACAAATAGTAGTACTACTGGAATTTCTATCAATACAACAGGTTCTAGCGGTACTAACGCTAACCTTCCTCCATACTACGCACTTGCGTTTATTATGAAAAGCTAATCATGACTGACATTGCATCTAAAACTGCTGCTGTAGCAACTTATGGAGGCTCTGCTTCAGCTATTTTCTTTGGTCTAACGGCTAATGAATTTGGCACGTTAGCTGGTGTTGCTATTGGTCTTGTAGGCTTGATAGCTACTATTTATTACAAACAGCAACATTTGAACATTGCCAGACAAGCTCTAAAAGCTGACAAGGATCAGTAACTAATGTGATCGATCCTGCAAGTATTGCTCTCGCTTATAAGGCTTGCACTTTATGTATCGATGCAGCAAAGAAAGGTGTAGAGCTTTACAAGCAGATTAAAAGTACTAGCGGTGATGTTAGTGACGTACTAAAGGACTTAAAAGAGCAGTATCAGAAGATAACGAGTCCTACAAAAGAACAAACAAAGCAGTATCAGGAGGAGGTCAAGAAGGTTCAGGAAGTCGCTAAATCTACCCCGGATGACGTTCTAAACGATATTTGGAGTAACTTAGGGAACTTTATTGACCAATACGAGGCATTAGCAAAGATATACATTCAGAGTGAAGCTGAGGCTAAAGAGGTCTATAGGGGTGATTTATCGTTAGGTCGTAGAGCGTTAGAGAGAATCAGGCTAGAGTCGAAGTTAAACGAGATGTTAGCTCAGGTTAGGGAACAGATGGTCTATAACACGCCACCAGAGTTAGGTTCCGTATGGTCTAGGTTTGAGAAGGCGTGGGTTGATATACAGAATGAGCAGGCTGATGCTTTAGCGGCAGAGACTAGAAAGTTACAGGCGGCTAGATGGCAACGAAGAAGGGCGATAAATCGTCTCAAGGCTCGGCTGATATACGTTGGGGCAATCGTGTTTACGGTAATTTGGGCAATGGGTCTACTGTGGCTGGTAACGAAAAGCGCGACTCAGAAGATGTACCTTGGGTTCTAATCACAGTAGTTATGGCTGTGTTACTCACATTCTTTATCGTTATGCCTGTACTTGCGTTCATGTACTACGATATGTACTTTGCAACACAAGCAGCAGTACACGAAGTTAAGAAGATGAGGGAATTGCGTAAGGAAATCCTAGAGGAGAGGATGTACGGTAAATGATAACTCTGGCACAGTTCAAGAAGTTCGCTCCTAACACCAAATATCCTCAGCAATGGCATGAGGCACTCTTTAGCAAGCAGGATGAGCTAGGTGGTAAGTCTCTGCTAGAGGAATACGAGATCAACACACCTAAACGAGTTGCTGCTTTCCTAGCGCAATGTGGTCATGAATCAGGTGGATTCGTCTTTGTCACAGAGAACCTGAACTATTCTGCATCAGGTCTACAGCGAGTATTCCCTAAGTATTTCCCTACGGCAGAACTTGCCAAGCAATACGAGAGGAATCCTAAGAAGATTGCTTCTCGCGTCTATGCGAATCGTATGGGTAACGGTGATGAAGCTAGTCTAGAGGGTTGGGTTTACCGGGGCAGAGGAATTCTCCAGCTTACGGGAAAAAATAATTATTTTTGGTTTGCAGCATCCCTAGAGATTACGCCTGAAGAAGTTACAGATTATCTAGAATCTTTCGAGGGAGCTAGTCAAAGTGCTTGCTGGTACTGGAGTGAGAATAAACTGAACAGATTCGTCGATGCGGATGATTTCAAGGGCTTAACTCGCGCTATAAATGGGGGTTATATAGGCTATGAGGACAGGAAACATCATTATGAGATTGCTTTGTCTATGTTTGGTTCTGCTTAGTGGATGCGATAGGTTCCGTTATCCCTGCCAAGACCCTGAGAACTGGGAAACTAAGCAATGCCAGAGACCTTATTGTTCAGCGACAGGAACCTGCCCGGATCAGTTGACTAAGCCAGAGGAAATTAAGGATGAACCCGCTAAAGTTGATAAGCCAGTTTCTTGCAATGACGCAGGAGCAACACGATGCAGTAATTAAGTTCTGTATCGCTGTAACCTTCTGCTGTACGGTCATTATCATGGTCGGAGTCTCGCTCTATAGCGTTGTCTTTGTGACTCAGCCTATGAATGGCATGGCTCCAGCGGATAAGCAGTTTTTCCTGATCCTGTCCGATATGAGCAAGTATATTCTTGGCTCATTGGCAACACTCTTAGCGGTCAAGGGTAAAGATGCTTTGCCTCAGTTTGTACCACCTAATCTAAGCAAGCCTGAGCCAGAACCACCTGCTCCTAAGTCTCCTAGCCCTACTCATTCACCTGTACGCATGGAGCCGACTATCGACCCTGTTGTAAGCCTTAAAGACAAACCTGCTCAACCACCACACCCGGAGATCACATGATTATTTATCTACGCATGGCTGCTACTGTTTTGCTAAGTGCTTTCCTAGTGTTCCAGATTCATGCAGCCGAGACTAAGAAAGTCTGTCACGTTGAGAAAGTTAAGGGCGGTAAGGAGAAAGAGGTCTGTAGAGAGGTCAAAGTCCATAAGAAACTCGACGCTACGAAGATTCCACCCAAATGAATCCTTGGTTTATTTCCGCTTCCCTTATCGCCATTATCGTTGCAGCAACGGGAGGTTATTTTCAGGGTTCCGAACATGGTCAGGCGAAGATACAGGCATTATGGGACAAGGAGAAAGCTGCCCAATATGCGGAGTACGCTAAGGGTCAAGAAGCGGCTAGGGCGAAGGAACAGGAGCTACAAGCAAATGCAGACCGATTAAGACAGGAGAAAGATCGTGAAATCCGTGACCTTAATGCTCGTGCTACTGCTCTCACTAACAGCCTGCAGCAGCGTCCGTCCTCCTCCACCCAAACAGGTTCCGTGTCCGGTTCCTCCGGTGCTGGACAAAGTGGATGTACCCCAAGACAGCTTTATCGAGAAAGTGCAGAAGATTTTGTCAAAGTAGCAATAGAGGCTGATTCGTTAAGACTCGCCTTAAAGCAATGCTATGCCCAATATGACTCACTTAGAAAGTGACTCCTGAGCCTCTGTAGCGATGCTAGAAGCCGTTTTTATGAGTTGGTCATAGGATAGACCACCCTTAGCAATTAAACCGCCTAGAGCCGCTGCAAAGAACAGGCTCCAGTCATAGTCTCTAGGTTGCTTCTGCCACTTAGGATCGTCTGGATTCTTACGAGGTCTGCCCACTATAGTTTCCTTTGGCAACTAAATGCCTGAATATCAACTCTAAAAGAGTTAGCAAATTTACAATCTGACGCTATCCGTATCTCGGTCTGGATTGCACCAATGTTATAACCTAGTACACAGAGAACGATAGCGACCATCGATCTAGCCCACCAGTTATTGACCATCTCTAAGACCTTCTTTAGTTCATCAAGCATCTTTAATGAATACCCCTTCTTTATTGAGATAACCTTTCCTGTCCTTGATCTGGTCATAGGCTGATGCGAAACAATGCTTTACATCGACATCTTCAATAGCAGCAACCATAGTAAGACATACAAGTACGTCCCCAATTCCATCAATAATTCCGTCACGGTCTCGCTTTGTAATCGCATCTGCCAACTCTCCCATTTCAGAAAAAGCCTTGAGTAACTGCGTCTTACTGTCTGAGTTCTGCACGATTCCTCTAGCCTCCCCCCATCTAACGACCAATAATTCCGTCTGATCGTAGCTCATATCAATGCCTTAATCTCTTTTACAGGGATGTCAAATGTCTCATGGACTACCAAGATAAATGCCGGAGTAATCGA